TTAGTATTCGTATTCTGTTGTTGGAAATTCAAAAAAGGAGTGAATCCTTTCCATGATAGCGGATTCAACAGCCTCTTCGATTTGCTCGTAAGATGGGTCTTCCGTGTGTTTATGCGCTCTGGAAACGCCGTAGCGACATCCTTCTTCGATACATTGTGTCAGTATTACTAGGAATTTTGGTTTCATATCAGTGTTGTTTAGTTCCATATTTTGCGATTAGTAAAGCGTCTGCTGTTGCGTGAGTCACTTTCAAGCTGGGGAAAAGCTCTTGTGCCTTCCGCTTGGTGACATTTTTATCCCCTTTTGTCAGGCATCCAAGCTCTTTCTGCCAGACTTGTGGACGGATTCTTGTAAAAGGTATCCCTGCTGCGGTCAGTGCCATCTCCAAATGTCCGAATCCATTCCCAAAGGTGAAGGCGGATTTCACTCCCATCTGCGGGGAGGAATGGACTTGCTCAAGATAGGCGTGGCAATACTCCTCGCTGGCAATATCGCGGAGTAGCTCCCACAGGTCTTGCAAAGTGTCCGGCATCTTCTCGACGCAGGGTTTCCCGCCCGTAATCCATGCGATACCGCCGTTCGTGCCAGGGTCTATGCCGATGATTTTCATAATTTGTTCTGGTTAGTTTATCTAATGTCTAATGCTTTTCTAATAGCAGCTTGGTTATCTTTTTGACCTTGGCAATATCCTTTTACATAGATACTGTTTACTAATCCAACCCAAGATGGATTCTCGTATTTAAGGCATGGCTTGCTAATGTGTTGCCATACTTTGCCATACTTCTTAAATCCAAGTTTAATCATACTTTCATTACTTATTTTCATTCGCCCCCCCTATCCTTAACGAACGTCCCGTTAACCATCTTCCCCGTGCGCTTAGAGATAACATCGTAGGCAACTTGGAGGCATTCTTCCAGCGTCCAGCCATACATATTAGCGAGAAGTATCAGCGTCACCATAGTATCTCCGATACCGTCTTTCACTTCCATTAGGTCATTGCGCCTAACTGCTCCGTAGGTTTCCTTTGCTTCCTCTAGCACTTTATCTGCTTGCCCATAGCTGGTTCCTTTGCCGTTAGTTCCGATGATGTTTTTATCAATCCCCCATTGAAGGACGTTTTCAATTAGTTCGTTCATGTTATTCGTTCCAAATTCGTATTTTTAGTTTCTTGGCGAGACCGACAACCGCGTCAACCTCGTCCTCATGCGTGTAGTGATGCTGGGTTTCGCTCTTGTAAGCAACCCATTTTTTGTCTTTCGTCTGCATTGTGCGGATGTTTTTAGCCTCCATCCATTTCAGGCGGGGAGAGAGTTCTTCCGGTAGTTCAGGGAATAGGTTCATAGCAGTTCCGATTTCAGCCTTCCGACTTCCAGCCCCCGCCCTGTCTCGATTAGGCAATGGTCAATGCCGATCATATCTAAGAGGACGTTGGTTAGAAACTCGCGATCCATTTTAGTGTAGGATGTGGTTATGGACTGATAGCCTAAACGTTCAGCCTCCGCGATGGAGTATGTTGGTGGGATTGGTGGTTGTTTCATATTATTTGGAGATTGGTTCGGTCGTGGTTAGGGATTGGAGGGCCTCCTCCCATGCGTAGAAGGCGAGTTCCGCTTTAGTTGGCGGGAGCTGCCGCCATGTAAAAATCAGTAGTGGTTCCAGTTGCAATGCCAGTCGATCCGCCAGTGCGCGTTCGGCTTCAAGCTTTTCCCGCGCCTCGTCGCGCTCGCGTTTGAGTTTGTATCCGGACTCCGTTAGCTTACCAAGTGTGACTAAGTGTGACTGTTGCTCGTCAAACAATTCTTCGCATGTCCGCTTAAATTGCCCCCGCGCCTCGTCGCGCTCGCGGATAGCTTTGTTTAGATCGCATTGCGCTATTGTTAAATCCATGTGATGACCATTCCATTTCGCGGTTGTCTCCGTATGGTGTTTTATTTCTGCTGCTAAAGCCTCCCGCGCCTCGTCGCGCTCGCGTTCAAAACGCTCCATGTGGCTTTTTAGTAACCCGACGGTTTGCCATGTTTGGTAGTTTGTCCGATAATTTGTGTCGTAGGGTAAATCGTAAATTGCCAGCTTGTATAGCTTCTCCGTCTCAGGTGTTGGTCGTGTGTTCATATTGGAAAAATTGCCCTGCTGCGATTCTCTGGGCGGGAGGATTGTTTATCGTCGCGGCTCGGTGTTCAAGGTCAGAATGGAATTGGATCAGAGTCGTCTGCTGCTACTGCTCCAGCGTCAACCTTCCAGCCAGCTAGGGAGGTGTAGTATTTCCCGTTGTATTCGTTCCCTCGGATGTTCACTCCAATGGTCACTTCCTGCCCGTTTGCAAGGCTGTCCAAGAGGTTGATCTTCTCCTTGGCGAAGTCAATGGGAACCATCTGAGGATACTTCCCCCCAGTGTTTACCACGATTGTGCGTTTCTTGAAGCCGGACGAAAACTCTTGGATTTCAAGAATCGTTTCGACTGTTCCTTTTATTTCGATGTTATCACTCATATTTTTAGTTAATTGGTGAGCGTTTTTTGGGATGCGCTCGCCCCCTTTGCCCCTGCTCGTCGGGTTTTCCCGATCCGCGAGGAAATTGTTTATGGTTGATAAGGGTTCACCCCGTCCATCCAGAATATGCTAGGCGCGGGACATGGGCTTGAGGTTATGCCAACGCATTTGAGAATCTCAAACGATTGACCGGGATGCAGGGATGCTAGCCGATAAGACACCTTCTGGGCTTTGTGGATACTTTCATGCCGTTTGGTTGGTGGGTGTCCACTTGATTTGAAAACGTAGTAATATGGTTTCATAGGTTCTCGTTGTATTTTGCGATTAGTTCACCCATCCATTCTGGTTCTTCAAAATCAGGGTCTGGTAATTCTTTCTCAAGAAACATTGGATAATTTTCCTGCATCCAATGAAATCTGTACCAAGACATCCATTTTAGTTTGTTTTGAACCATCCATTCAGGGCGGTGCTTAAACAGAATATCAGGCCTATGTTTAAAAACCCATTCAGGATTATGGTGGCAAATCCACTCTGGGCGATATTGAATCATGGCATGAGGATAATGTTCTGCCATGCGTTCAGGCTCCTGTTTGCAAACATATTCAGGATTCCAGTTGATCGCAAAATCAACATTAGTATATACCGCATCTTCTGGATGCCTTTCGGCAAACCATTCTGGAAATTTAACAGAAAGCCTACACATAGCTCCCCGTTGATGCCTTTCGATTTCTTTCCAATCAGGCAGCGAATTTAGCATTTTTTTTGTTATTTCTCGGCGTTTCATAGGTAGGCTGGTTTCTCGATTAGGGTGATTCCTTCATGCTGGCGAGGCCATACGTCGATTGCCACGCATGATTGCCACTTGGCGAGCGCGTTCATGTATCCGGCGCGTCCTGCCTCGATAAGCTGCGGTGACACCTCAACCCATGCGGTTTCATACGGTTCGGTCACCTCGATGAAGCAAATCACGAAACGGTTGCGCTTCTCTCCGCTGGCAGCGTTCCAAAGGTCTAGGTAGAGCGCGGCTTGCCAGTGGTATCCACGGTTAATAATCGTGTTCGTGATTTCCCGCAAGCTCCCGATTCGTGCCGTTGTCTTGAGATCGACAAGCAAGTCCAGGTTGTCAGGCACGAGGTCAATCATGCCCTTAATCTGGGTTGCTCCAATCTCCGCGAATACCGCGACCTCGGACTTGTAGCCAACGCCGAAACGCTGGGCGTAGTCCTCACTAAATACCTGCTCGCAACCAGAAGCGGTGCGAATGTCGGCATCTGTAACAATCATGCGCCCCATTTCCCTTTGGTCGTCCCGCCATTCCTGCGCGGCTTTCGTGCGAAAGTCGGGGAACGGCGACACTGACGCAATGTCGGTGATCGCCGTCTCTGGCTCAAGAATCGCGGAGTGAATCAGCGTTCCCAAATCCATTGCTTTCGTGACTTCCCTGCCGGATGAATGCCTCCACTTGTAAGGCGATTCGTTGAAATCCCAAAGTAGGGACTTGGAAACCGGAGCGGTTAGGTTCCGTGGTGATGCGGAGCGTAGGTAATACGCTTTGCCTAGATTGTGTTCAATTTGTGCGTTGTTCATAGGTTAAACAGTCGTTTGATTTTCTGAAGCGTGGTTAGTTTCGGCTTCCCCATTGCGAGCAGGAGCGCAACCGTGACGGCAGCGTCCCGCCCGATTGAACGGGTAGGGGTGCGAAATGGCGTGTGTGTGGTTCTCATACGGTGGTGATGTTGGCTTTGTTCTTGGCGATAAATGCCTTGTCGATGGCAGGGACTTTATCCGTTGTTAGCTGCCCAATGGATTTGACCCCGTAATGGCGAAGGAAAGCGGCTTCGTCGATATTCAGCGACTCGATGCTTTCCTTGATCCGTGCTGCCTCTCCGCTGGAAATGAGCGGGTAGGTGGCGGGTTTCGTATGCGCGGCGGATTGCCCGTCATCATCCTCCTGTGCGACTCCGCAGACAGCGGCGAGCGAGTAGCGGCGAAGGTAGGTTGTCGCGGCTCCAATGCCCTGCCCGTCCTGTTTGGCGGGGACGCATGACATCATGCCCGAAACGTATCCTCCCCCGCTGTGGGCGATTGTGGTCGTCACATGGCAGATTCCCCCGTCAAATGACGGGGACTGAATAACGGATAGACCGTTAGCGGCGAGGACTGGGCGAACGGTGTTTAGGACTTCCGCCAGGTCTGCGTATTTGCTCTTGAAATGGGGATTGAGACTCCCCTTGGTTGCGTTTTCTACCTCTCCTTGCATCTTGGCAAGGGCGGCGAATAATTCCGGTGTGCTATGTTCTAGGTTCATTTATTTTTGTTTTTTGTGTGATATTGCAAGGGATGGAACCTTGCGTTGGTGATGTTTTAGGATTCTGGGTTGGTGGTGACAAGGATATTTTCTGAGTATTTTTGCATGACCTTTCGGACACGCTCGCGGGTGTTCTCGCAGTATTGAAGTTGACTGAGAATCTTTGCCCGTGCATAGACCGCTGAGGTGTGATGAATCCTCCCAACGATCTCACAAGCAGATTGGAGGGAATGAGACTCCGCCCAAAGAGTCATCACGATTTGACGTGCCAGGGCTTCCGCGAATGTTTTCCGCTTTCCGGTGATGGCTTCCGGCGTGATGTTCATCACATCGGCGGCGGCGTGGATAAGGGCAGGTGCGTTGTCGATTAACATACCCCCCCCTTTCTGATCGTCCGAAGCATTTTGGCGGCGGATTTCCGGTCGCATTGCACGGTAGGTTCATGTCGAGCGTATTTGATGCCGATAGCCGCCCATTTGTAGGTTTCTCCACAGGCTTCGTAACAGCCCGTGTAAAGGCGCGTCTCTCCGTGTAGGGTGTGAATCTTCCCGTGGTGGGTGCGTAGCGTCTTGAAGGGCGGTTTCCGGCGCGGTGCGGGTGGCTCTGGTTCATCCATCGCAGGATCGTAAGCTGGGCGTGGGCATTCCGGTTCAATCGCGGATTCGTAAAAGGCTTTCATTTTGTGATTAGGTAGGTGGTGAGGGATGCTATGATAGCGGTGGCGAGGAGTAACAACCAAACGCCAAGCGGCGAAGGTTCCGGCGGTCGCCTCCGGTTTACGTTCCGGCGCGGGTGGGTTATGATAGTGGCGGGGAGAAAAATGTCCCCGGCTTCGGTTGTGTGTGTATGTGTGTTCATGGTTCGTTTGTTGTTTGTTTGTTCCTCTCAAATTTTCTGACTTCAGCGAAATGGTTCCATCCGGTTTCATTCTCCACTTTGACTTGCCATTCATCCAAGGCGACTCTCCACGGATGCAATGCTTTGTGTCGCATACCAAGAAAAAAGTATGCCTCGTTAAGAAGCAGAACAAGTCGGTCGAGGTCAACGGGCGGGGCGTGGTTTGTTTGCGTGTTCATGTTTTTATTGGTGAGAGCGTTTGAGTTTTCCGTTACGGATACAGCCTCCGCTTGCCAGCAGTTGGTCGTTTTTGCCGTAGGGTTTATCTTTTCTAAGTCCTGCGGCTTTCCAGCATCGGCGCATCTCTGCGGCATCTTCTTCGGGTGTGCTTGGTATTAGTTTCATGGTTCGTCGTCGGTGAATGTGTCGATGTAGTCGCAATGATCTTCCGGCTCGTCCCATCTCTCATTTGTGGACGGTTCGGGCGGGGCATCAAAGCGGTGGCGGTCTTCGTCTGGTAGGATCATGGCGCGGTGATTGTGGGGTTTGTCGGGATTGTGTCGAGAATAAAAGCACGTTCCATGATTTTCACGTCGAGGCGGGAAAACTCACGGGCTGTGATAGTCCCCGCTTTGTAATGGCGTTCACATTGCGTTTCCCGCCTGTCGAGTTCGGCGCGTGTTCCGGCTGTGCGGATGATTTGAGAAAGTTCTTGGTAGGTTGTCATATTTTTGAGTGTTGCGCGGGGATTGAACCCGCTATTGTGTCAGGCTTTCCCCTCCGCCTTGGCGATGGCTTCCCGCGCTGCGGTAATGGCTGCCCCGTCTTTGGGGATGTCGATCCCCTCGGAAATGCCAAGGACTAGCATTTTAAGGTGTGCCAGCAATTCCGGCTCGGCCTTGTCTGAGTTGATCGCCTCCCTTGCGTGTGCAAGAGTTAGGGAACAAGGGTCGCCGCAAGACATTTCATCAATTATGCGTATAAGCATTGTTTTGACTGTGGCGGGGTGTAATAATGCGGTTGTGAATGCGTGTGTCATTTGTTTGGTTTGGTTTGGTTTAACGTGAGAAGGGTTCTAAGGCGGGTTTGAGGTTAGGCTGTGGCTTTGGCAATGGCGGCTCTTGCGTCAGTTGCGGAACGCTTAAAGCTATCTTGCATGGGTCCCGCGATTAGTCCCGCTTTTCTAAGTAGAAACTCCGCATCTTCCAAAGCTGCCAACAATTCCGGCGCGGCGGCGAAAAGGCTAGCTTGGCGCATTCCGTAGTCCCCCGGGAAGTAGCAGATAATCCGCCCACCATCGGCAAGGCAACCCGCCATGTCTTTAGCTTCGGATTCGTTGCAAGTTGAGCGTTTTGCGCTTAGTATTTCAATTTCAGTGTTCATTTTTTCGTTTTTCGGTTTGGTTTAATAGGTGCAATATCCGTTATCTTCCTCATAAGCTAGGCTTTGAAAGGTAAGAAACTCCTGTTCAGCTTTCGGCGCGTGTCCGACAAGATAGGCGGCGCGGTTTGATGGCCAATAGATGATTTCCGCGCCTTTGGGTATGGGTTTTCCACTTTCCGCGCACGTGCTAGGGAATCGGCTTGTCATTTTTTTGGGATCGTTTTTCATGTTTTCGGTTTGGTTTGGTTAGCGTGTGAATGGTTCGGATGCGCGCTTTCTCGCTTCCAGGTCGGACATCCCGCCTAGCTTGCCGGACGATACGGCGATGGAGAGCAAGAGCGCGGCGGCTGTAATGAGTAAGTAAAGGGTAGGTTTCATGGGTGGGTAAACAAGGGGTTGAACCTTGCGGGGGTTAGGGTTAGGCAAACCATTTCGCGGCGACTTGCTCCGCGAGTTCCTCATAGGTTTCGGAGGTGGAACAGTTTCGGGTAAAATACTTCCCCCTTAGCTTTGCATAGTGCGCGGTAATGTTCCCCGTGAGGTATTCGCACATTCTGAAAAAATTCACTCCGCGCACGGTTTCCCATTTTTCAGGCGGTAAGACTTCCAAGGCCTCATACCAGTCTTCCTCGGTGATCTCTTGCCAGTCTCCGCAATACTTGGCTTTTTGCGCTTCTTCCATTAGCGGGACGGCAGAATCTAAGGGCATGATTTGAAACTCAGGGCTTCCCGCTTCCCGCTTTCCGTTCAACTCCGCGAGCAAGTCACTAAAAAGCTCCCCTGTGTAAGGGCTTTTCAGCGTTTCGCCGTCACCTGCTAGGCAAGCGGTTTCGATGTTTGTTTTTCCTGTCTGGTAAATGCAATAATGCGTTTTCATTTTGTTTTTTGGGTGATAGTGTTATGATAGTGGCAAGGGGTGGAACCTTGCCGGGGTTAGGGTTAGGCTTCGGCGGGGAGCAGGTAATGGGTGCCAGTACCATCTTCGCGGGGATGCGGGACGCTGTCGGACGGGTCAACCGTCCACTTGCTGCCTTCGGCATCGGTGAACGTGTTTCCGTCCCATGCGCCTTCCATGGGTGGGCAGTCGAGTGCTATGTTGCCCGAGTAATACGGGAGAGTGGTTGCTAGTGTCTTTTTCATATTTTCAGTGTGTGTGTGTGTGTTTAGTCTCTTCAGTTGCGGCAATACCGCAAGACGGGTTTCCCCGTTTCGACTTTTAGACCAGGTTTATATGTGCTGTGATGTCGTTAAAATCAGGGAAATCAGCTAAGGTTTCCGCTTCCGCAAAGGTTGGTTCGCTGTGGGAGTAAATGGTTCTTATTGCGTAGCATCTAGGCAATACGCCAAGGTGATTCAGGATGTCATCCATGTTTTTTGCGGAAATCATGGCCGCGCCGGATGTGAGGATTACTAGCTTATACAGCGGAGTAGTGGTTAAGAGTGTCATTTTCGTTTTTTGTTTGGCTTGGTTTGTTTGATGCAGTAGATTATCTGGTCTGGCAATCGCAATACTCGATGCGCGAGACGCTGATGTCGGACGGTTTAAGCATTGGATACTCGCCGCGCGAATCGTTGTCAGCGTTGAGCTTTGCAGCGACCATGCGGGCCGCTCCAGCGTATGTTGGTCTTTTCGCGGAGTATGACCGGATAAACGATTTTTTGCATTCGGTGTTTCCGGCAATGTAGGTAATAGTGGTCAGCGTGTTCATTTTATTTTTTGGTTTGGTTTGTCGCTGTCTTGTTCACTGGCAACGCAATCAACCTATCAAGCGAGCGGAGATTGTCCACATCTTTTCTTCAAATAGGTGAAAATAATTTCTCACTTTTTGCTTGCCATGCCCGAAAGCCTTACAGCCACAAGACATTCCGGCGATTCCAAGCGGGGAAACAATCTGGAAAAATCTTTTCGCCCGGTCATCAATTCCGGCGATGATCAGCAGGAAAGCAACGCGAGGGAATGCCAGATGGTACGCACCAAGAGAGAAACCCAAGCGGGAAACCCAAGGGGAAAGGAACGGACAGGAACGAAAGGAAAGGAATGGACAAAGAAGGAACGGACAGGGAAGGAAGGAAGGAATGCTTCAGAAACAATGGCTTAGAAACCAAGGGGAATGAAAGGCACGAAAACCAAGGTGAATGAATGACTCAGAAACCTATTACCTCACTCCATTAAATATCCGCAACAATCGGGAAGCGCATTCCCTTTGCTTCGCTTGCTGGCATCGCTGACCAATTGCCTTGCTAAGAATAGTATAAAGACCGTTGTCTACAAGTGTCAAGCAAAAAGTTCGCGATTTTGAAACTTTTATTGTAACAAGTTGAGAGCGTACGTACGCAAGGCAAGACTGGCAAGGCATGAGCGGGAAAGTTACTCACACTTATTCACAAGCGTTTCATGCTAGCGTTTCAATCGAGCGTTTAAAGCGTGTCAGATTGTAACGGGTTGAGCGAGCATTTCAAACGGACGCTTCAAACGCAAGTGATGTGCAAGTGCGAGTTTGTTGCGTTAGGGGGGGAGGGGGTTGGGGTGGCGATGGGAGGTTGGACTTCGATACCATCAACCTGCCTCCTAAAAAATGTGCAAATGGCGAACGTGCTTGACAAGGTGTCAGAATCTGGTAAGAGTTGTGCATGAGCAGTCCAGTCAGTTACGATTTGCAGGGTCAAGGCGGCGGTCAGGTTATTACCTCGGCTAGTGGTGCGGTTACGGGAACATTCCGTTGGGTTCAGGTTATTACTGATACGGTGTTCAGCGTGTTTACTGCTCCAAATATCTCAAATGCTACTGGCTTGCAGACGATTACGATTCCTGCGGGGGTTGGTATTGGTGGCAGGATTACGGCATTAACGGTGACTAGTGGAGTTGTTATTGCGTATAGCATCTGATGAGTCAGTTTGCACAGAGTGGTAGTGCGATGGATGATGCCCAAGCCTCTGATGGGGATGGTGGGTTTGTGGGTGTGAATCAGCGATTGCAGTTGAATCAGCTTGAGGTAGGTGAGGTTAGGGAGTCGTTGAATGGGAGGATGGATGGTTATTGGAAGCCTCGTCGTGGGGTAGTGGCTAGGACTGGTGCTTTGGTGGGTGGAGGAAGTCCGTTGCAGTTGCCGTTCTTTTTGATTGATTCTGCAAAGACAATTTCCAATGCTGCTGTTTCTTTAGGTGTTGTCACGTTGACCGTTACAGGGCATGGGTTGACTGTGGGAGAGACTGGAGTTGCTAATGTTTCTGGGTTGGCTGGTAATGCGGAAATGAATGGGAATTTTGCGTTGACTGTAACGGGCGCGAATACATTGACGTATTCTGTTTCTGGGTTGACTGCTATCTCCGATACCGCTGGTTTTCTGAATGGTGGGTCTATCAATGATGGGGCGGATGCGGATGTTCGGGCCTCGTGTTTATTCAGCGATCCCAATTCTGGGAATGCTGAGAGTGTGGTGCTGGCGTTGGGTTCTAAGGCTATCTTGGTTGATCTTGATGGGTATGGGACGGAAGATGTGAGCTACCCAACGGGAAAGGCATTGGCGGAGGATGTTGATTTGATCCAAGCGTTTGATCGTGTATTTTTATTCCGCGATGGGCAGCAAGGATTTGAGTGGTTTCCTAATGGTCGTCAGATTGAAGGTGCTAGCCAAAGTGGTTCGGTTGTCACTGTAACGCTAAAGGATCATGGATTGTCCGTAGGGGATAGCGTAGAGATTACCGGATTGACTGGTGGGACTCCCATGAATGGGACGTATCCGGTTGCGTCAGTTCCGACTAAAGACACATTTACTTATTCTTCCAATCGGATTGTCGTTACGGGAACACTGGTTCCCAATGCCACGGGGACTTATCTCCCAAGCACACAGGTAGGCAATCCATTTCCATTTTGGGAAAAGACTCCTGGGGCTGGAGGAGCCAGTATTTATTACGACAACACAGTTAGTTATTGGGTTCTTTTGATGCCTACTTTGCCGGGATTTGCTTCTTGGAGGTCATCATCCACTACCGACCTCAATGTGCTTAATGCTACTGGATGGGTTCCATATCTAAATGTTGTTGCGCCACCTGCTACTGGAACGCCTGTTCTTGCTGCCTTTACGCAGACACAGACATTTGGTGTTACTAATGCGGTGTTAAAGGCTGGGTTTACTTTGGCTCCAGCGGGGGATTACACTCAGCCGCAAACATTCATTGTTGCAGGAGGTAATGTGTCAGCATCAAATGGGCTAGTTACCATTGATAAAAATACGCTTGGAAACACGACAATAACAAAAGGTGACACCATTGTTATTTATGAGACGACTATTGACGAGTTCTCCTCAATATCAGGCAAGCAATTTGAAGTGTTTTCTGCAAACACCACAACAATTACATTTTATGCTCCGGTTGGAACTAAGGCTTCATTTAGTGGGAACCTTGAGTTTGGCGGCAGGTTTAGCGTAGGAGGTGGTTTCATCCATCAACCTGCTCCACCGTGGGGAGTTTACTTCCAACGTAGATTGTGGGTTCCGTTTTACTACACTCCTGCTGGCACATTTAGTTCTCCTACCTACACGGACAGGAAGATCACGGATGAGATAGCTATTTCGGACATTTTGGACAGCCATACGTTTGACCAGATTGCCAATCAGTTCCGTATTACGGGCGGGACAACAGATTACTTGGTTGCGATGCAGGGATTCTACGATGATAGTCTAGTTGTCTTGAATCGGAATAGCTTGCACCTGATAAGCGGGACGGCTGGGAGCCTCACTGACACGAAAGTAACGCAGTTGACCACGGAAGTTGGATGTTTGGCGAAGAAAAGTGTTGTAATGAAAGGCAATGCCATGTTTTTCCTGTCGGATGACGGCGTTTATGCGGTTGAGTTCCTAAATGATTACAACCTTCGTGGTGCAGATGAGCCTATTTCAAAGAACATCCAGCCATACATTGACCGGATTAACAAAAACCTAGCAGCAGAAGCGGTTGGAGTGCTGTTCAATAACCGATATTATCTTGCCGTGGCGTTGGATTCTAGCGCAGGAGCTAACAATGCCACTGGAAACAACACGATTTTGATTTTCAACTTCCTCAACAAAGCGTGGGAGTCGATTGACACCTTTAACGCTAGTGATTTCATCATCAAAAACCTGATTATTGGCAGCGCGGCAGAGCGAGATAGCATTTACGCCGTGACTTCGCTAGGTGGACTTCATGAATTAGAGGCTGTTGAGAGTTCCAATGACAACTTAGTGTCGGCTGGTCTTGATGCTAGCTTCCCAATTACCTCTTCTTTGACCACTAGGGGCTATGCGCTTGGCAATCTCGACCGGAAGCGGTTTACCGATGGGCAGCTTACCATGCAATGCGTTGGTGGAGGGCTTGGCGAGTATGCAATTTCCTTTGCGGCGGAAGACCCTGACAACAATCAGAGTATCGGGACGACAACCACCTTCCTTGGTGGCACGGTTCTTGGGACTGGTGCTGTAAACGAGGACGAAACTGGCAATATCCGGTTCCGCCTTGGTGGGATTCGTGGCTATGTGGGAAGCCTAACCTTGACACGGACAATCGGTTCACCTAAGATCACTTCTATTAAGGTCACTGGTTCCGTGACAAACAGACAAATTATTTCCCAAAGCTAATATGCCCGGAGTCGTAGAAACAACAGATACCTTTGCCGCTAATCAGGTGATTACAAGCACGTTGATGAATAACATCATCGACCAAACTCAATTCACATCTACTGCCTTAGCTGCTGGAACAGGAACTCTTGCCCTAGTTGATGGGCGTATGAAAGTTGCTACTGGTGGGATTACATCCAATGAGATGGCAGTTGACGCTATTACCGCTAACGCGATTGCAGCCGATGCTGTGACTACTGCAAAGATTCTGGACGCTAATGTAACTACGGCAAAGATTCTTGATGCCAACGTCACAACCGCAAAGATTCTTGATGCTAACGTAACTCCTGCAAAGTTATCTCAACCATTAACTCGCGCTACTGCACAAAACAGCACAAGCGGAACAAGCGTTAATTTTACATCAATTCCAAGTTGGGTTAAGAAAATTTCAGTTTTGTTATCTGGCGTATCTACTAATGGATCATCTAATTTATTGATTCAAATTGGTTCTGGTTCTATTGTAACAACTGGATATGTAAGTTCGGCATCTTTAATTGGAGCTACAAGTGTATTGTCTACGTCTGCAACAAATGGATTTTTAATTACCTCCAATAGTTCGGCAACATATTTAATAAGTGGGCTGATAACCATTGCTAACTTATCTGGAAATACTTGGGTAGGTTCTGGAACTTTAGGTTCAAATGGTGCAGGAACTTCTACTAGCGGAGGCAATCTGACATTGGGTGGGATTTTAGATCAAATCCGTATTACCACCGTAAACGGCACAGACACATTTGATGCTGGAGTCATTAACATTATCTACGAGTGAACCTTTACCTAGCAACCGCGCTTAACCTTTATGAATCCAATGACATTGACCTTCAAAGCCTTATCGGTTGGCATTTGTCTTATGGCATTGTGCTTTCGACTCCAAAGGTTTTTGCGTTGTGCTTTCACTCGCATAGTGACGAGCCTGACAAAGCAGTTGCTTTCGAGCATTCCGACACGCTTTACGTCACCATGTGTTGCGGCGATATGCTTAGTGGATTACGCCCTCTCAAGGATGATTACGAATACATTGCATTTAACCGCGACTTCAAGGGATCGGAGCGCACCCGCTTGCTAGGCATGGAAGCCTTTTACTCAAAACTAAGATAATACCATGGGATCAAAACCTAAGAAAGTTCAAGCTCCAGTAATGGATATTGGCGGAGATATTCAGAAATACGTTTCTGGTATGTCTGGCGCATTACCTCAGATACTATCGCAAGAGCAACAGTTCCGCCCACAGTTCCAAGGGCTGAATCTCGGTGACATTCAATCGTTCCTTAGCGGGGCAGGTGGACAACAAGGAATCTTTGGTCTTAGCCGTGAGGCAGCGCAACAAGCTGGCATGGGTCTTGGTGAGGCAAGGGGGGCAGAACTCGGTCAAATGACCGGGCAAGCAGGTCTTACTCGTGGATTGATGCAAGCCCTATCGCCGGAACAGGCAGGTGTTGTGCAAGGATTTAACACAGAGGCGCAAAGAGCATTGGCAGCGTCCCAAAGAATCAGCCCAGAAGAGCAACGTGGATACCAACAGACAGCGCGTGAGGCGGCTTCTGCGGCTGGTCGTATTGGTGGTAACGCCGCTATTGCCTCCGAGGTGATGGGTCGTGAGGATGTATTCGCCCGTAAACGTGCAGAAGCTGCACAAGCAGGACAGAACGCTTACAACGCCGCGCAGGGGTTTTACAGTCAACCGGGGCTTAACCTTTTGAGTGCCGCACCTTTGTCGTATCAACAAGGACAACAGTTTGTCCAACAAGGACTTGGCGCGATTGGATCGGGAACGCCACAGTTGTTTGACACATCGGTGGGGCTTAACCTTGGTGCAGCACAGCGAGCTAACCAACTTGCGGCAGCTACGGCTAACGCACAAGCACAAGCTGCTCGCAGTTCTGGATTCATGGGTGCGCTTGGCAGCGTTGGAGGTGCGCTTTTAACTGCTCCTATGACTGGTGGGGCATCCCTTGGCGGTCTTGCTCTTGGTAAGGCTGGATCATTATTTAAGTAAAATCAACAATATGGCGACTTACGGAAGAGGACAGATGCTAGGTTCGGGGATTAACCCTGAGTCATTCAAGCTGGATTACAGCGGGATGGCTAATGCTGCTGCTACGCAAGCACAGGGTGTGGCTAACCTTGGTGCTAGTATTGGTGGGGCAATTTCCGAAGTTGGGGATTACTTCAAGAAGCAAAAGGAAGATGAGCAAAAGGTTCAGAAGTCCCTAAGCGTAGCCAAGGCTATTGGGGATTTGATTCCAGGACTAAAGCCGACAATCCAAGGTTCTTTGAATATCCTTAATGACAAGGAGATTCCGCTTAGTCAAAGGACGGCAGAAGCAGACGCTATTGCAGATATTCTTAATCTTGGTATCAACGAGGTTCGCAATCGTCAAGATGTTGGATTTAAAGAAAGAGAGCTTGGAATTCGTGAAGCTCAATTCATGGCTGAAAACGCACCACCAATGCCAGAGCAATTTGCGTTTACTGGGTCTGAATTAAAGAAAACAGATAAAGGTGACATTTATGTTCTTAAGGGCAATGACGGCTTAGACTATGACCCTAAAACAAAACTTCCGATTTTTGAC